TTTGCTGGAGAACTGACTCAAAGTTTGATGGTTCAAATGATTCATACGATGAGTGAAAATAATATTAGCGTTGGCCATAAAGATTTTATTCGTGATATGGCTATGATTATTGAGTTGGTTGAGGGTTCTATTTACAGAGATATGAAAATGCAACATCCAACACATAAGTTTGTGGAAGAGTTTGTTGATATTATGGAATCTGGCGATACATATGATACAGAGGTTGACTTTGGTAGTATTGTTGAACTTGCAAATTTGGTAGAAGTATATGATGAGGATGAAGATGACCCAAAAGTTTCATGAACCATTTAGCCCAGCAATTCTAGAGACTACAGTTTCAGACAGGTTCGTTAATATCGTTAACACTGTAGCTGATGATGTTCTGTCTAGCGATACTAAGAGTAAGCAGTGGGATTGGTCACACAAGCTTGTTGGAAAGGTGACTAAAGAGATTCAAATTCCTGTTACTGATCCTAGTGATAGAGAATTTCTTTTCAAGACGATGAAACAGGGGTGTCTTGATTATCTAAATTATCATATCGATATTAAAAGAAATAATCCTTGGAATCGTTTGGGAACTGGAACATCGCCGACATTGGCTAACATTCATCTTACTCAAAGTTGGGTGGTCAGTCAGTATGCCGGTGACTTCAATCCCTTTCATCACCACAACGCTGACTTCTCTGCTGGTATTTATCTCAAGGTTCCAAAGGGAATGAATGATGAATGGGAAGAAGATTTCCAAGACCACTATCCAGCAAAGGGATTAATAGAGTTTGGGTTTGGTGAAGCTCAGCCATTTCGTAGTGACAATCTAAAATTTAAACCAGAGGTGGGTAAGTTTCTTGTATTTCCCTCTTGGTTGAAACATCTTGTGTATCCATTCTCTGTAGAAGGTGAACGGCGTATGATGAGCTTCAATGCAACTGTTATAAATAAGTAGAACGAAAGAATAATTATGGCTATTTTAGTTGATATGAACCAGATTTCAGTTGCATCCGTAATGATGCATCTGCACATGACAAAGCAAACCAAACCCGATGAGGATATGGTTCGTCATATGATCCTCAATTCCCTACGCATGTATCGCATGAAGTTCTGTGATGAGTATGGTGAGTTGGTTCTATGCTATGACTCCAAGCACTACTGGCGGCGGGACTACTACCCTGAGTACAAGCACAATCGCAAGAAGGGGAGAGAATCCTCTGCTAACGATTGGGATGCCATCTTCGAAGTGCTGAACGCAGTCAAGGCAGAACTGAAAGAGTTCTTTCCCTACAAACACCTTGAGGTCTACGGCGCAGAGGCTGATGACATCATTGCGGCACTATGTGGTGAATTGGAGTTCGACAACGGTAAAACGTTGATCCTGTCTGGTGACAAGGATTTCATTCAGCTGCAGAAGTTCCGTAACGTGACACAGTACAGTCCAATCACCAAGAAATTTATCAATGGTATTGATCCAGATATATATCTGAGTGAGCATGTTCTAAGGGGTGATAGCAGTGATGGTGTTCCTAACGTGTTGTCACCCGATAATACCTTTGTTGATGGGCTGCGACAGAACCCCCTAAGTAAGAAGAAGATTGCTACGATGGTCGAGGGGGTATTTCCTAATGATGAGGTTAAACGGAATTTCCAGAGGAACAAGAAACTGATTGACCTCAAAGAATCACCACCTGAGTTGTTCATGGAGTGCATTAAGGAATATCAAGAGGCACCAGCTGGTGACCGTAGCAAACTACTAAATTATTTTACACAAAAGAGGTTACGCAACCTCGTTGAATCAATCAACGAATTTTGAATTGGGAGAATTTTAATGGCAATCGACACATACACACGCAACTTTGCAGAGATTTTGACACAGGTTTCTAAAATGAAAACAAAGAAGGAAAAGGTAAGTTTTTTGAGACAGTATCAGACGGATTCACTTCGCATGATTTGCAAGTCATCCTTTGACCCCAAGATTGTTTGGGCTCTTCCAGAGGGTGATGTACCATACAGGGAGAATGGTGCTCCAGAGGGTACAGAACATACCCTATTGGGTCATGAGGCACGCAAGTTGTATCATTTCATCAAGGGGGGCAATCCTTCTCTAAAACAGAACAAACGTGAAATGATGTTTGTCCAGATGCTTGAGGGACTACACAAGGATGAGGCGGAACTATTGATTGCTGCAAAGGATAAGGCCCTGCATCGTAAGTACAAGGGCCTATCTGATAATGTGGTCAAGGAAGCATTTGATTGGGATGATGATTATGTCCGAATCGAACACGCCCAGTATCCCCAGTCTAAAGGACTCGCCGCAGGGTAACTTTTTTTGAGTTTCCTTTAGAATCAATAACTTAGCATGTACGATTTTTGTTGACAAACTCTGATTTTTGGTCTATACTTAGGTATAAACTGAGAAAACAAAGGAAGAGACATGAACAACGAAATCAACAAATTGCTTGAAGATATCAAAGCGGACTTTGTTCGTTGGGCATCAAGGGGTGGTGAGAAAGAACTCACTAGTTACTTTGCTGAGAAAGTCGCCAATTATGATGATTTGCTGACAGTTAAAGAAGGCACCAAATACATCAAGATCATTAACGATGGTAGTGTTTGGGGTTTTGTTGTCAACACCGATAACGATAAGAAGTTTCGGAAGGGTGACATTCTGAAAGCAGCTGGATACAACGCTCCTGCTCGGAACAAAGCACGGGGAAATATCCTCGACGGTGGTTACACCATCAACTGGACTGGCCCTCTTTATCTCTAGAGGGTCATTTTAGGGGTTGACAAACCCTTCTGGGAATGTTATACTTAGGTATAATCGGAAATCAAGGAGACAACATGCTTCTCAACATTAAAGGTTCTAACAAGCCAACACGCACTCTCGTTAATCGTGCTGCGTGGTGGTATGCTGAAAAGTTGATGGGTAAGCGTTTGATGAATGCTTTGGAAATCAACATCAACCTTGACCGCACTCTTGGCAAGAAATTTAATATGGAAGGGTCTGCTATATGGGAAGATGAGGGGCGGCGTCACCGTGAGTTCACGATTGAACTTGATGCTACCATGAGCATTCGTAACATTCTAATCACCCTTGCTCATGAGATGGTTCACGTCAAGCAGTGGGCAAAAGATGAGATGTATGAGTATTACAATACTCCTAATATGGTGCGCTTCAAGGGTGAGAAGATGTACCAGAATGAAGTTGATTATTGGGACTACCCTTGGGAAATTGAGGCATTTGGTCGTCAGTTGGGGTTGTTCGTTCGGTTCTGTAATGATGTTGGAATCGGAGAACGTGGAGATATGCAGGAGAACGCATAATGAGTAATATGAAAAACTGGATGATGGAAATTGAAGCGTTCTGTAATGGATATTTCTTCGATGGGCCTATTCCGAATGACTACAAGATTGACGAGGTGATTGAGGATGTTGGTATGTACTTCAAGAGCAACGAAGCAACTAAGTACGCCAAACAGTATCTCACTACACAAATGGGTGAAATGTGAGTAGTATTGAAGCGTTTCACCAACTAGGTGAAGCAGCAATCCTTGGGTTGATGCTTTCTGTGTCACAACCAAACGTACCTGATAGGTCTGTTGAGTGTCTTGCACTCAACATGTATCATGAGGCAAGGGGTCAGGGAATCGCAGGAGAACTTGCGGTTACTGCTGTCGTATTGAATCGTGTTAATGATAAAAGATACCCTAATACCGTCTGTGAGGTGGTAGAACAGGGCCCTACACGGGCGTCATGGAAAGACCCCAAAGTGAGATACCCTATCAAAAATAGGTGTCAGTTCAGTTGGTTCTGTGACGGTAAGAGTGATACACCCCGTAATAAGAAGATATATAATAGGATGTATGGTCTTGCAGGAGCAATTCTGAGTAATAAGATTTACTTCCTAGATATTACTGGTGGTGCAACGCATTACCATGCAGACTATGTATCACCCGCATGGGCAAAGACTAAAACGAAGACTGTAGAAATACAGGATCATATCTTTTATAAGTGGGAAAAATAAATGCCAACAAATTTTGAGAATGTCAAACTCTTCATGAAAACCTTTGGTCAAGAGGTTAAAGAATATCCAGACCTACCGCCCGAAGAGGTAGTAGATTTGCGTCTAGACTTGATTAATGAAGAAGTTG